TCGAATCCTACACTCCCCGCCAACTAAATGATAATGGATGGAGGTAACATATGCCTGAATGTTTGGATAATATGCCGTGGCGTTCGCTGAAGGGGCTTGGGGATATGGCACCCGACTTCCTTAGATTGGGAGATTTCAAAAACGTCAGATTAAAAGACGATACACTGGTTCAGTTCCGTATCATTGGATTCAAACACGATGTTACAAAAAGTGGTCGTATCCTCCCACTGGCTTGGGAGATGGTTGACTGCCTTCCAAACCGGCATCGTTGGAATAGCAACGACACGAACAGAGGCTCTTGGGGTGCAACAGAGTTGTTCCATAAGATGAACGACGAAGATGGCGTAATTTACCAGCTCATGCCAGACGAGATTCTTGAGGTGGTCGAACCAGTAATCAAGCTTACTGCAAACACCTATGACGGAGCGAACGAATTGCTCGAAACGGAGTGCAAGTTTTGGATTAAGTCCGAAAAAGAAACCTTTGGACGGAACATCTATTCGGCACCGGGCGAAGGTCATTGGTACGAATATTACCGGCAAGAAGATGTCCCTTGGGGCAAGAAGCGTAATGGTTCCGCTGAGTACACTATGCTGCGTTCTCCTTGTTACGCCGGCAGCGGCTCCTTCTGCCTTGTGAACCCCAACGGCACCGCGAACTCTATCGGCGCCTGGAATTCCATTGGCGTCGCCCCGGCTTTCCGCGTCTAATCCTGCATCAACAGTATCAAGCCCACGGAAGTGGGCGTGTTCAAATCATTAAGGGAGAGGGACGGTACACCCTCTGCGGTAAATGCAAGGGAACCTCGTCCCCCTCCCCATCCTATAATTAGCAAGGGTACACCCTTTGCGATTAGTGGTGAACGGCTCCAGAATAGTGCATTCGGAGCTAATAAATCCAAGAACGAAAGGAGATTCTTATGTCAGTCTTAAAAGCACACAGGTCTGAAAGTAAGGCTGAGTTCGTCAATGTGGCGAACAAAATCTACATCCAAACCATCGCTTTCCTGTCGAGGTTGTCATCTCGGTACTCTCGGCTCGTATCTAAGTCCGTGTCGGAGCTTGCCTCAGAAGTTGTAGACCACGCAGAAAAAGCAAACAGCATCTATCCATCTGATGCGGCACGAAAAGAACTTCGTAAGCAGCATCTGCTCGAAGCGAGAGCGTCCCTGATGGCGCTCGATGTCCACCTTGCGCATTGTTACGACTTGATGATGACGAACCCGTCCGGTTGTTTTACAACCGGTAGTGGAAACTCTGTCGGTGCGTCAGACGCGAAGAAAAAGCTGGAGCACATGGCACAGGAACTTGGTGATTTAATCGATGCAGAAAATGGTCTTTTGACCAATGTGTTGAAAAGCGATAAGAGCCGGTAAACGTCTATGAAAATTTATGGGTGTATTTCTGTAAAACCTGTCGGTTGGGAGTCTTTTGCCTCTCTCTGTTCCACTGCTTGGTGGTGGGAGCGTTCTCCTAATTACAACAACAGCAACAACTTCTGCAATGTGAACACGAACGGCAACGCGAACAATAACAACGCAAGGAATTCCAATGGCGTCGCCCCGGATTTCGTAAACCAGAAATGGTCTGGGTCAATCGTAGTAGCCCAAAGGGTGAACTATGACCCTTACGAAAGGAGAAATACTTCCCGTGATGAAAGTCCGAAACTACCCTTTGATATTTTGACACGAACGCCGCCGGAGTACCCGTGCGTGCATGGCGAGAGATGCATCTTACCTCGTTTCATGTGTCACGAATTAAGCAGATTAGACGATGCCCTACAAGACATCTGTACGGAGGGTGAATAATTTTTATGAGTAGACGTAAAGGACGTTACGAAAGGCGCAAGACAAGGCGCGAAGAGAATAGGTTAAGGCGTGCCGCCACAGTTGGCGGTCTGCATGATGTCTTTGGATACGATGATATGTACAAAGCCGGAAAGAAATGCTGCAACGGTGTTCGTTGGAAGAATAGCACTCAACGTTTTGAGATGCACCTGTTCTCTGGAACAGCACGCAGACGACGTTTATTGCTTGAGCGAAAATGGATTCCGGGTGCATATGTACATTTCACGATTTCAGAGCGCGGCAAGACCCGCCCTATTGATGCACCGAGAATCCAAGACCGTCAAGTCCACAAGGTTTATACCAAGAAGGTACTTCTACCGTTGTATCGTCCTGAGATGATTTACAACAACGGCGCCAGTCTTGAAGGCAAGGGCTTTGAGTTCTCAAAGAGAATGTTAAAAGAGGACTTACGCTGGCACTTCCGTCGTTATGGACGAGATGGGAATGTGATTCTGATTGACTTCAAACAGTTCTTCCCATCTGTGTCCCATGAAGAAATCTTCAAGCGGCATGAGAAGCTATTGCTGAACCCAGATATCAGAAAAATCGGAGACGATGTTGTCAACACTGTTTCGGGCGGAGTTGGTCTACCGCTTGGTGTCGAGCCAAGTCAGGCAGAAATGATTGCGTTTCCGTCTGCACTGGACAACTTTATCAAATGCCAGCTCTCTATCAAGTGCGCCGGTCATTATATGGACGATTATTACGTCATTGTTCCGCCTGACCGAGACGCCAAAGAAATCATGGCTCTGATTGTGGCAAAGGCAGAGAGTCTCAAGCTAACTGTTAGCAAATCAAAGTCAAGAATTGTCCCGCTCACAAAGCCGTTCCGTTATTGCAAAGCAAAATTTATTTTGACCGAAACTGGTCGTGTTGTGATGAACGGAAATCGTGATGGAGTAAAGCGGGCACGAAGAAAAATAAAAGCATTCCGTACAAAAATCCAGAATGGAGAAATGTCATACGACGACCTCTGGACTTCCGTAAACGGAATGCTCGCATACTTTGAGTCCTACGACGACCACAATCGTGTGCTTCGGTTGCGTAGGCTTTTTTATTCGGTTTTCGGTTTTTCGCCGGAACGAATTGAAAACTTTAGAGAAAGAGGAAAAAAGGATGAAATATGTTGTGCATAGACGCTTCAAGGACAAAGCAATTTGCGGCGAAGTAAATCTCCCCGCTATGACCATGTGTGAAGAAGCCAATGGATATATCTTCCACGGTGACAAGCTCCTCTGCGTTGTAACAAGCGAGAACGCGCATCAGTTCTTTGCCCGTGACGACGATGGCGCAGGAATGCTCCGTGGAAAATTAACACAAGCCATTCAAAAGACGCTCGCAAAGCGCGATGCGAATTATCAAAATCGATGGGACAAGGTCTGGGAAGACCCAACCTGCCAGCCGTATAAGCGCATTGAGTACGCAGACTTCTGGCTGTGGAACCATGATTTCTTCAACGCCGATATTGACACGCTCCGACACATCGCAAAGTTGGTAGGAGCAAAGGAGGTTGCTTAAATGTATCGAATTATCACACTGGACGGAACCGAGCTTGGTATGACCGACTCCGTTCTGTATATCAAAATTGGCAACAGCGGCAGTTTTACGCCATGCTCTGTTGACGAAGCGATTGGCGTAGCATTCAACAGCGAACCGTATAATCTGGTTGGTCACGACGAAATTGAGGGTGCTGGCACTGTAGTCGTTGCCAAATGTGACGGCGGCTCTTTGGTCGCCCATCAGCGTGACCTCGTTGACGAATTGATTCTTTCCGCGCTGGAGGTGTAATCGATGAAAGAAAAACTGAAAGCCATGTACCAGTCCGGTGCTATCGACATGAATGGTCTTTTGAAGGCTGTCGAACGCGGCTGGGTCACGATGGAAGACGTAATCGAAATTGTCGGAGAGGACAACTCTCTTGCCATTATCAAAGCTGCAAAGATTGCAGAAATTTCTAAGAGCTGTAACGCCATCATCGTTGCGGGTATTGATTTGGAGCTGACACAGGGTGCCGTTCATTTTAATCTCAGCATCGAAGACCAAGCAAATATTGCGAACCTGTTCCGCGTTGTTGAGCTTGGCGGCACAGAGTTCCCATATCAATCAGACGGTGGTGTCTGCCGTATCTACACAGCCGCTGAGATTGCCCGAATCTATATTGCGGCGCAAACTCTTATTACCACTCAGACAACTTATCACAATGCTTTGAAAGCGTATGTACAGTCACTGGAAGGTGCTGAAGAAATCTCTGCTGTTACATACGGCATGACGCTGCCAGAACCGTACCTGTCTGAGATGAACGCAAAGCTTGCTGTTGCACAGGCTCAGATGAACGCTATCACAGAAAAGCTGGGCAACTAATATGAAGCGGCTGAAGGTATGTCTCAAACTGCTTGTGCTTGCCGTTATCGGCGGCGCAATCTATGTCGGCATTGAGATGCTTTGGCGTGGGCACAGTCATCCATCCATGTTTATTCTCGGTGGACTGTGCTTTGTTTCTATTGGTTTAATCAACGAGCTTTTCCCGTGGGAATTAGGAATCGTGTGGCAAGCCTTAATCGGCGGAACAATGGTGACCTGCCTTGAGTTTATCACCGGCGTTATCGTGAATATATGGTTGAAGCTGGGTGTCTGGGATTATTCTGGACTCCCTCTTAACATTTTGGGGCAAGTCTGTCTACCGTTCTATTTTGCGTGGGTTGGCTTATCTGTCGTGGCAATCGTGTTTGACGATTATCTTCGTTATTGGTTTTTCGGCGAAGAGAAGCCGCATTACAAGATTGTCTGATTATAAAACAATGCTTTTATCAAGGAGGTGGTTCGCATGAACGCCGACGAAAAAATCTGGCGCTATTTGAAATCTGCTGGTCTGAATGATTTCGGCGTCGCGGGTTTGATGGGGAATCTTTTTGCAGAGAGCGGACTGAATCCCAAGAACCTCCAAAATACATACGAGAAGAAACTTGGCATGACTGATGAAGAATATACTGCCGCTGTCGATAGCGGCAGTTATTCCAACTTTGTGAAAGACAGTGCCGGTTACGGATTAGCTCAGTGGACGTACTGGTCACGCAAGGACGCTCTCCTTGCCTCCTGTAAAGCCGCAGGAGCGTCCGTAGGGGACATGGATGCCCAGCTCAACTTCCTGCTTAAAGAGCTGTCTGTGGGCTATTCTGGGCTGCTGAGCACCCTCAAGAGCGCATCGTCTGTCCGTGAGGCATCCAATGCTGTTCTTCTCCAATTTGAACGTCCTGCCAATCAGGGACAGAGCGTCCAAGAAAAACGAGCCAGCTACGGACAAGCTTATTACGACAAGTTCGCTGGCAAAATCCAAATCAATACACCAGAACAGGAAGGAGGATGCAAGTTGAAAATTGTAGACAACCTGACAACGGTTAACTTCCGTTCAGGCAACATGACTCCGAAGTACATCGTCATTCATTATTTCGGTGCGCTCGGAACCGCAAAGAGTGTCTCTGAATATTTCAAGACACCGGGTATTCAAGCGTCTGCCCATTATGCGCTTGACGAGGGCGATACCATCTATCGCTGTGTCCGCGATAAGGACATCGCATGGCACTGTGGTGCGAACAAGTACAAGCACCCTGAGTGCCGTAACTCTAACTCCATCGGGATTGAAGCACGCCCTTCCAAAATCAATCGCAAGAGGGTTATGGCTTCTGATACTGATTGGTATTTCGAACCAAAAGTTGTGGACAACCTCGTATGGTTGACAAAGAAGCTGATGGCTCAGTACAACATTCCTGCAGACCACGTTATCCGTCATTATGATGTGACCGGAAAACTCTGTCCGAGACCGTGGTGTTGCGCCGACATGAATGTCTATTACAAGACGAGTGGCGACGCACAGTGGGAAGAGTTCAAAAAGAGAATCAGCGACGGCAAAGAGGAGGATGAAGATATGACTCTGGACACATTCAAGGAACTGATGAAGGAGTACCGTGCAGAGCTGCAGGACAATGACTGCGGCACTTGGAGTAAGGAAGCTCGTGAGTGGGCTATCTCCAACGGTCTCATCAATGGCACTGGCACTGAGGTGAATGGTGAACCCAACTATGCTTGGGCTGACCAGCTTACCCGTGAACAGGCTGCTGCTTTGTTCTATCGTTTTGCAAAACTGATGGGTAAAGCGTGATGGCTACATATAGCGGCAGCAGACAGCAAGCAAGGCGAAGGAGAAAACGCACAAGCAAACAGGACGCTTTTTCAAAAAAGCTGATTGACGATATCCGCTCCCTTCTGTGGATTGTTACAGTCGGTGGGTTGCTTTTAGCGTTCTATTGTGTAAAGCGGAACTATACCGGAGCGCTGCCGTGGATTGGGGCAATGGTTGGATTGCCGTGGTCGGCACATGGCGTGGTATGCGCATTTTATTTGAACCTGTGTAAATCTGACCATTCTGCTGGTGGTATCACATTCGAAAGCGCAAAGGCAAAAGGCTTCGTCGAAGACCCAAGCTGGGAGAGTCCAGCAATCTAAGGTGAAGGGCGGCACCTGAAATCCGCCCCACTATCTTTTAGAGAGGAGTTTGCATATGGAATTTATTGTGGAGAATTGGTATGTAATTGTTACTGGCATTGTGTTTATCGTTGGCGGCGTTATGGCTGTCCTGCGTTGGCGCAACCTGTCCACCGACAAGAAGTACGAGCAGATTCGTGGATGGCTTCTGCAGGCTGTTCTTGGCGCTGAGCGCGAGTTCGGTTCCGGTACGGGCAAACTGAAGCTGTCATCCGTTTACGACAAGTTCTGCGAGCGTTTCCCTTGGTTGGCAAAGGTCTTGCCATTTGAAACCTTTAGCAAATACGTTGATGACGCCCTCAGCGAAATGAAAGACGTGTTGAAACAGAACTCTGCTATTGCCTCCATAGTGGAGCCGAAGGAAGGGGAAAAATAATCATCCGAGGAGGTTTCTCTTATGACCGAGCAAGAGACCGTACTGTTAATTGAGACTGAGCAGCGATGCAAGTCCAATACACACAGAATTGACAACTTAGAAGGTGAGCTGAAGGAAATCCAGAGTGAGCAGAAGGCTATCTATAAAATCGCTACTTCCGTTGAGCTCATTGCACAGCGCGTCAGTAATATCGAGGGCAAGGTGGATGACACCAATCGTAAGGTAGATGCGCAAGCAAAAGCGTGGCAGGAGACCGAACGTAAATTGTCTGAGAAGGTTAATGAAACCGAGAACAAACCGTATAAGCAAATCGCCAACAATGTCAACACTGTCAAGGTTGCAATCATTACTTGCATCTCTACCTTGCTTGTATCTGGCATCATTGGCGCAATCATCGCATTTGGAAAATAATATCTAAGAATATTTTGTGGGTGTAAATATTCTATGAGCAGGCTGCAGCAGGACTGTCAGCCATAGCGTTGAAGCAAGTGATGGGGTCAGCATCCGTACACTTGCGGAGCTTGACTAAGGGTTATGCGGTTCCCACAGGCTGACGTAGGAGAAATCCGAAAGAAAACGCTAACAGAAAATTCATTTGACAAATACCGTTGAAGTAGTCTATAATAATAACACAGAGAGCGCCTGCTGGTAACAAGCGCCCCCTGCGGTGGAAACCCAGACGGTTGCCACAAACATACATTCTTACTGGGAAGAGGGTTTAACCCTCAAACTACAGTGAGCCGCTCTGCTTGCGACAGACGGCTCACTTCTTTCTGTTACGGAACTTGTCCCATGCTTGGATAAGAATCCAGCAGATAGACGCAATCCAAAAAACTTCTTGAAGAGTTATGTATGGTCACCTCCTGAGAAAAATTTCCCGCGAGGGCTACATACACGCCTCCATTCCGCACTCGCGGGATGACAGGCAACCGTCTTTTTAACCGTACACCGTCTACAAAGGAGATGGGCTATGACTGAACCCGGAAACTCGACGCGGACGGTGGATTCCACAAAAGCCATTATAAAGGACTTCGGTGTAAATGTCAAATAGACAAGATATATGAGAGCTGCTGTTGAAGCACGCTCTCATTTTTTTTGTGCGTTGTCACGAATACTATATATTTTTCGGGACAGATTTTGCTAAAAAGAAAAGGGCAGGAATGGGATTTTGATTTCCCAAACCTGCCCTTATTTTTTACGCTGATATATGTATGATGGCTGGAACAACGCTGGTCATGGCAGCCCTGATCATGTGGGAGACGTTTGGCATGATGATCACGCCGACGGTACTGACGGTCGCCGCCGCCGGCTGCTTTGTGGCAACAGTGCTGTGCGCGGCACGCGAAGAAGAATTAAGAAGCCGGAAAAGAAAAAGGCGCTGAACCGACCAAAGTACCAGCGCCAATGAAAAATATTACGCCTTTAGTATAAGGCGGGAATGGAGAGAATGCAATGATTTTATCAGAAGATGGCAAAGTGAGAATTATGGGGACGGGGTTGAACGTCCTTAGAGATTTTGCAATAGCGTCTGCGTCGGTAACGAAAAGCCTATTAGATGCTGGGGTATCGTATGAAGATGCGAAGAGTATCATGAAAAAAACGCTTTACGTTGGCATGATAGAAGCATGTAAGAAAAAAAATGAAACGATACCAGAGATGGAAGAGATGAATAAGGCCGTGAATGAGTTTTTTGATAAATTCCGCGACATGTGGAAGGATGAGTAACATGTATACAGAACAGCCGATAGATGAATACAATGAAAGCCTGGATACGGGAACTGAATTAAAGGCGCATAAGCGCCTGAGAAGAATAATGCGGATAACGCAGGAGATTGAACAGGAGGAAAACAAAGAAGATGAGCACATTATATGAGATCACAGGGCAGTATTTGGAACTATATGAAATGATGGAATCAGCGGATGAGTTGGAGATGAAGGTTATCGAAGACACGCTGGACGGCATGGACGGCGAACTAGAAGAAAAGGCGGAGAATTACGCAATCATTATGGCGGAGCTGGATGCGGAAGCCGCGAAGTTTGAAAAAGAAGCTGATCGCCTTGCGGCGCGCGCGGAGCAGTTACACGGACGGAGCGCGATGCTGAAAGACAGGCTAAAGAGAGCAATGGTACTTTGCGACCGGAAGAAGTTTAAAACAAACCTCTACTCGTTTGCAATCTGCAAAAACGGCGGCGTCGCTCCGATGGAAGTGGATGATACGGCAGTCCCAGACGATTACATGAAGAAAATCCCTGACACGTCTAAGATTAGAGAGGCATTGAATGCAGGAAAAACCCTCACATTTGCTGAATTGAAGGAGCGCGGGGAGCATCTTCGGATTAAGTAGGAGGCGGACATGAATAAATTTAGAGAGCTGAGGGCGGATGAGATTGAATGCCGCGTGTCCACAGTAAAAGAGAACGGCTGCTCACTATTGCTGTATAAGGATGCAAGATGTGACATGAACATCCTCGACGAGGCTGTAGGCCCGATGAACTGGGAGCGGAAGCATACGCGGGATAATGCGAATTGTACCGTAAGCATTTATGACAGCGAGAAGCAACTTTGGATATCAAAAGAGGACACGGGCATAGAA